GTTCTCGCATTCTATGAGTTGAGCTCTGAGAGAAACTCTAATTGAATGGGCCAGAGATGGTATCTAGGGTAAGCACCCTATGTTTCTTGTAGATTCTATGAAAGGAGGTCGCTAAATGAGAGCGATAAATGAATCAAATCTACGCCTAGCCCTTGATTCAGGGTCAACAAAACGCTTAAATTTAAATTTAAAAGCGATCACCCGTGATGAAACAGGTAGGGTGTATGATCCCGAGGCTGTTGCAGTACTGAGTAAGTATGTGAAGGATCCTCGTTTCCTCACTTCTGAACTTCAGTATCTGCGATTCCTAACTAATGATGATGGTGAACTCTTTGCTCGCTCAAAAGGAAAGTATGCTGATTGCGAGCTTCAGCTATCTAACTTTCAGGCTAGAGAAAAGTCTTCGTTCCGTTGGAACAACCATTATCAGGCAGCCATGGAAAGAGTTGTGAGTAGGTACTCGCAGGCTCATCTAAGAATGGTTAAATATGAATCCGATGAGGACGTATACCGTTCGGTCACTGATTGGAGCACGTCCATGGGTTGGACCGGAATATTAACTGGAAAGACTAAGAAGCGTGACTATTTAGGTGGCGTTTGTAACGAGGTCCTGAAGAGGGAAGCTTTAGCTAAAATCGAGGGCAGTTTCCAATGTCCTATTGTGTGCTGGTATCGTACACAAGGATCTGGAGCTTATGACCATGATGGCAATCGCACTAATACTTGGAAGAGTAAGAAGCGGCTTGTTATGATGGTTGATGGTTACCAGGTAATGACTGAGTCTAGGTTTGGAGAGCCATTGACTCAGTTCATGAAGGCACTTGTGCACGTCGGAGTCGGTAAGACGGATGCTTGGTTTAAGGAATGGATTTCTTCCGAGAGGCGTTCTCAGAAATCATTCATTTCTCTTGACTTCTCAAAGTTTGACTCAACTATTCCAAGTTGGTTGATACATTCCGCTTTCGATGTGATTCGATCAGCATTCACAGAATACGATGAGGAGCTATTGCGGGTAGTAGAAGAAGACTTCATCCATAAGAACATCCTTGGAGGGTGGTCCGTTACCCATGCTGATCATGGTAATCCCAGTGGTAGTAGATTAACTACTATAATCAATTGCATTTGCAATGAGATTATCACTGAGACGTGGCTTGATGCATTTGGAATCGAAGCTCATTACAATGTAATGGGAGATGACAATTTGCTATTTACTTATGCTGATATAGCACAAGACTCTGCGTTTGTCATTAACCTTAGTCACTACATTCAACATAACTTCGGCATTAAAGTTAACGTGGACAAAGAAAGTTATGGCTTATGGCGCAAAGATCCCTTGTACTTATCTAGGTTTTGGTCAGACGCAGGCCCGTATCGTTGTGCAGGGGAGGTTATAAGTATGTTAGCTTATCCAGAGAAACCTAGACCCTATGATCGCCCTGATGTCCAGCTAACACCAGAGCTTGTTCTTTACTCATACGTCCTGGCTTACCGAAAGACTATGGATGATTTAATGAGAGTGGGTGAGTTCCTCAGAGATGTGCAGCAATCTGTATCCCATATAAAATGGACCAAGGAACAAAGGGAAGCGGTTCCCTACAATGTTAGGACTGTAGTCGAATCGTCGCTCGCTTTTGCTAAACAGAAACCTAATCTTCAAGAGTATAAGGATTTGAACCTTATTTCTAGTTGAGGGTGTAGTGCAGTCACGGTGCACGGGTGGAGAGGGATTCC